GCCCTGCGCGGCCATCACATCAGTGATACTCAGCGCATCTTTTGACGTTGAGGCCGATGCATCGGTCAGGCCAGGGGATTTTGGGGAGTAGTATTTCGGTAAATCTTCCAGTTTCATTTTTTGACCTGCTCTTAATGCATTATGGGGTAAATCTTCACCCCCAGACGTCCACCAGATACTGGCTGACCACGAACGATATTGATTTCATCAAACTGCTCATCGTCCATTAACACTCCCGCATGCGTCAGCGCATCCAGCGGTGCTTTCAGGATATTGTCCAGGTCGCGACGACGCTTATCCGGTGGCTCTGCAATCACCTTTATCGCCAGCCTTCCGGACAGGTTTAATTTCAGCCGCTGCTGGCGAACAATTAGCGCCACATCACGGCGATAACGCTTTCCGGCCTCCGAGATGAAATACGTATTGCCATGACGTCGCCAGTAGGTATTCACCGTCGGCGGGTAAGGCAAAACAAATTCTATGCGTTCAGTCATTCATGCTTTCCACTTCAGGACACCCGAATTTCTCGCGTGCATTAAAAAACGAATCAGCAACAACAGCTGGCTGCCGTGTTTTTCTTCAAAATCTTTTACCCCGGCGTGCAGTTCGTTATGACATTTACGGCACAGCGGAATAACAAACAAATCATCAGCCTTTGTTCCCATACCTCCCAGGCCATGATCAATGATGTGATGCGGATCATCTGCCTGATTACCGCACGTCATGCATTTCTGCGTTTTTACCCAGCGCGTGTATACAGGCATCTCTTCCCGTTGTGGTTTCTGGCGCTGGAGATACTGAGCCGGAGACTCCGGATCAACGGCGATGCTTACTAACGTCTTTTCCTGGAGTGGGGGCTGTTGCTGGTGGACGTGAAGTGGCAGCGCAATATTTTTTGTGCGCTGCTTCAGTATGCTGGTGGCAGTCTGTTCTCCCGGTACGATGTCACTCTCACGGTATACGGAGCGGATTTTTTCCACCGGTAATCCCAGTGAACGACACAATACAGACTCCGGAAGCGCATCAGCCACCTGATTGCAGACCGCCCACCAGGATAATTCGGCCAGCGATAACTCCCTCTCCTGCGTACCGCTGATTGCGTGACGGATGACGTCAATCATCCATGCTGACAAGTTTTGGTGAGCAAGTTGCTCAAGTGATTCTGAGGTCTGGTCACACAACTGGTTGTCGCAGTGCCAGCACAACACCATTGCGCCGGTACCATAACGGTGAATGACGGTTTCACTGTGGTGATAATCACCGTGTGGCCACTGGCAGGATTTAATATGGCGCAACAGCCAGTCAGACAGTGCACCAGCGCCGCCAGCAGCACGAATCACACGCTCATTGCTGAAAAATGGCAGTAATGATTTATCCTCCGCCAGCGGCTGGCGAACGGCAGGGACGACTCCGGATGGCAGGCCGCACATGCTTTTCGGTTCCGGCTCCACCAGCACTCGAGGATTATGAAATATCTGTATGGATTCACGGCCCGGCTTAAGGACCACCAGCCCAAGCTCAGGCACCAGAACAGGTCTAAGTAATACCCGCACGTTACCTCCAGATCCGTTGCTGGAAAGTGCGGGACGGACGTGGTGGGCGTTCGGAATAAGGCAGCCTGACAGAGATTATCCAGTGCCGATAGTCGAGACTGAGAGCTTTCTTAACCTCGAACCCGCGCCTGCGGTAAGAATGAATCAGCCATTCGGCCTGTTCTTCAGTACATGGTGGGTGTTGGTACCAGTCGGTTTTAAATGCGTGTGAACGCCGCTCATGCCGGATGGCAAGGTCGGTATCAGAATTGTGAAATTTGGTTTTGTGCGCCATCTGTTTTCTCTGCTGGCGCAGCAGGTGTCAGGTGTTCAGGCTGACGTGCGAATTGTAAACCAGAATGCCAGGAAAAAACAAAACCCGCCGAAGCGGGTTAAGTGCGGGTGCGTTGAGGATGCCTGACACATCAGAGGTGGCGAGGGATTTCTCCCCCGCCAGGTCTCTTACTCCTCAGGTTCGTAAGCTGTGAAGACAGCGACCTCCGTCTGGCCGGTTCGGATTCGTACCTCGCAGAGGTCTTTCCTCGTTACCAGTGCCGTCACTATGACGGTTAAACAGATGACGATCAGGGCGATTAACATCGCCTTTTGCTGCTTCATAGCCTGCTTCTCCTTGACCTTTCGGTCCGTAAGAGGCTAATCTCTATGTGTCGCATAGATATGGCCTCAGATTAATGTTAAGCGTCTTGCAGGACGCGTAATGTTAACTGGGGCTTTTCTCTATCTGCCTTTTGGTGTTCATGCCTGAGACAGATAGCCTCAAGCACCCGCAGTCATTCTACTTAACTAAGATTTCCCCGCAAACCGTTTTTGTCCGGCACAGTAAATATCCAACTAAACCAATGGCGTTCGCTGTATTTACCGCCAGTATTCAATGCACATGACCGCCATGAACACCCCTAAAAAAAGGGCATTTATATATCCAAATATTAATATCAAAACATCAACTTTTTCCATATACCTTGCTGTGAAGATGATGGGCATACATGATACGAACAACCAGAACGCAACAAACAAAAACTGCAATGCGTTTTTCATTATTCCTCCTACAATCAATGTGCAATTACATTTAAACACACCTCAGTTTGGCCGGACATATAAATATCTAAACCAGAAAAAATCACTTACATAGCGTTACAAACTCTTTAGTCTAAATATTCATCGTAAAACATTCCCCATACTTATCAGCCCGTTCTGCGCCAGGTAGCTCATTGCCTTATCTGGGAATCTGTAATCAGGTTTCCGGATGCTGGTGGATTTTCGCGTTTTAGTTGTTCATAAAAGTGCACAGCTTTAACCAGTTCTTCTGATGTAACCGGGACTGGCGGGGCAGTGAATAAGGCCTGAATTTCATAGTTCGGCCTGTCGTTACAATCCTCTTTTTTCGGTACATATTTCCAGTCACCAGACCACTACTTCCCCTGAAAGTCCGTAACGCCTTTTTTTTCACGTAGCGATATCGCCATGCCACTGTTTTTGCTTGCCCCGCCGTTTCATGCCCTTCCTGATAATTAACCTCGCTCATTCATCGCCCCACTCATCACAATATGCTTCGACCGGAGTTTTTCCTGCTTCATAATCATCACGCCATGCTTCAGCATCAGCAGCACTGCCACCACGTAACTCTGCATAGTCCATTAACAGTTCATGCCATTCTTCAAAACTGACGTTGTATTTAGTTGAACCAAAATCAGCCATTTTGTTCTTCCTCTTTGTCTTTTATTTCGTGATATGAGTAATTGCAGTAGTTAAAGAAAATATCTTTTGCTTCGTCATGTATTTCATCAGGCGTCGCATCATCATCCACTTCGAATTCATCCTCGAAATCTCCACCGGCTATTCCCGTTTCAATAATTATTTTAAACTTTCGCATTTAACTACCGCCCTTTCGGGCGGCCTCCTGATGTTCTGAGGGTGCAGAAATCCCTCCGGTTAAGGATTAAATTTTTAACAGAGCTAAATTTAATTATTCAGTTCTGGATTTTGTCGCCCTGCGTATCCGCGCTTTCGCGTTACGCTCAATCTGAATTAGCTTTTCTATATTTTTTCGCCTTTCCCGCTCCTCCTGACGCAAGAGCCTTACATCATCTGCCAGTCTGGTTTCTCTTTTCGCCACAGAGAGCATCCAGTCAAATGGCTCCACAACTGCACCGCAGATTTTACAGCGGACCTGACGCTCTTTTTCGTCAACCCGGACAGAGGCGTGATGACAATATGGTCTTTCCGATGGCTCATAAAGAAAATTAACCTGATTACGAGGGTCATCCTCTTTTACCGGAAATAAAACGATATTGCTTAACTCATCCTCTGGTTTTATTTCCATGCTCCTCTCCTTTGATGCGAATGCCAGCGGTAATTGAAGCCTGATAGCTAAATTCACTCACAGTACCGCCTCCTGAAAATTACCCTGATAGAAAGCCAGTACACGCTGCATAGCTTCACTCTTCCGGCACTCGCGACAGATTATGTTTAGGCGACTGTCGTAGCGACGTATTTCTCCGTCAGGTAACGACCAGATAAGGTCCGGATCAACCACAACCGGTTTCTTCAGCTTTGCCCTCGATAATTTTTTGCGGGCATTTTGCCAGTCTTTACGAGCCTGTTCAGACGGGAATAACCCGTAGCCAGAATTGTATACATCGCCACTGGCAACCAGCTCTCTGGCCAGAACGCTCATCAGATATCTTGTTGCCCCAGTTTTAGCTTCCAGTTGTCGTAACGTCTCGCGCCCACTCTGGCGTACGAGTTCAAGAACCTGTCCTTTAATTTTTTCCCGCTCTTCTTGTGTAAAAACTTTTGCCACAAGCCCTCCTGAAAATTACCTCATGACCAGAAATTAACACTTACCCCCTGAAGCCCGGCGGAATTTCGTTATCCGGTTCAGAAATATGATTCACACAACGCTGGTTGTTCGTGCCGCTTACCGGGAGCAGCCAGGGGTTTTCAAAATTCCGGTCCGGTCCAAAAAACGTCGTCGCTCGCTGAACAAATTCCGTTCCCGTTTTCCCGGTAGCCGCAAGGTATCTTGCGTAACGCCTCACGCCATCCAGCATGGCCTCTGGTGGCACCCCCTCGCGTAATCTGGCTTTCCAGGCACTGAAAGCGGATTTCTTCGGGTTTGCCCCGGCACGCAACGGGTATTCCCGCCAGACCTGTTCGAACACATCAGGATAATCCACTCGTCCCACAGGCTGCCCGGTGTTTTCCGGGACTACCCGATCGGCTTCCCGCTGAATGGCGGAATCGGCTTCAGGCTGCTGAAGTTGGTGTGATTGCTCCTGCCTTGCGGTCATCACCTGCTGCACAGCGCCCGAATCGGCTTTCAGCGCATACGCTGAATCGGCTTCCGGTGTCGTGCCTGCGGGCTGGCCAGGAGTGACGGTCTGAACATCCCCTGCCTGGTTCGTGGCGTTTTTTACGCCATGGACCATAGTGTTTTGATCTTCTTGATCTGTATCTTTATCTGTATCTTTATCTGTCGTGACTCGTCGTGACATGTGCGTGACATTTCGTGACTCGCCGTGACAATCGCCATTTTGTTCCCGCTTTCTTTCCCTCTCTCGCTGCGCCCTCTTGCGCTCTGCCGGAGATTTTGCGGTTTGCGAAATATTGCCGTTGTCCTCTTTCAGCACCTGGCGTTTTTCCCATCCAGTGATTAAATCACCATCAAGTACCCGCCCCTGCATCGTCTGCAAAATTGAATCAATTACCTCTTCTGTCACGTCGAGCGCACTTGCCAAATCTTCTGTCGTGACATCAATGTGACCTCGCGTGACATTTCGTGACGCGCTCACCAGGAGGTGGATATACACTGCCATCACTGTTGCAATTGGCTGCCCTGACACCCTGGCAATTGTTCGCCACTTAGGGTCATTTGGCATGTCATGCCATAATCTGAGCCAGGCGTTAGCCATACTCACCTCTTCTGATACCGAATCTTTTTACTCACGAGTTGCCGGAAGCGATTCGATATGGCTATTGTCAGTCAATGTACTGCCACAGCATTTCCTGCCGGGCCACCACGGTTCATCTGATTGAAACCGGCGATTGCCACTGCGACAAAATCATCAGCGTCTCTCACCAGTCGCTCCCGCGTCTCCACCAGCTCCCGAAAATAAGCTGAACTGTGGCTGCGCATTCTGGCCACCAGCAAAGGTGGCATTGCCTTTTCGATCGCTGGTAACAACGCCTGAATTTTTTCAACTGCATCAGGGGTGTCTTTCTCTACCCAGCGGAAAATTTTCTGGGTATTGCGAGCCAGGGCTTCCGGATGGCTGTCGTCATACAGTTCCGGGAACGTCATTCCCAGCTCGAAATACGCTTTGGTAATTTTCGCAGCCGGTACTTTTTCGCCGTCCGGATGCGCCCAGGCATTCATCGCCATGCGGATGTGTTCATGCTTGATTTTCATGAATCCCCCCTTGGTTAGAAGGCGGATTATGATCAGAACCGGGAATGACAACCGTCGGTATGTGTAACTCATATTTGAGCGCCCCGGCAGTGACTGCCTGAATTAGCAACGCCCATTTCCACGGAACCTCTTCCCCCCACATGCTGACTGTGGTTTTTGACGTTCCTAGAGCTGCGGCTGTTTTAACAACTCCGCCAAAATAGCCTAATACTTCTGATTTTTTCATGAGTCGCTCCATAAAACTGAACGTCAAAAGTTTAATAATCAAAACCAAAGAAAGTCAAGAAACAAAACCATCTGTGTTTTAAAATCAAAACATGAGCAAGCAAACTATATCTGAACGCATAACCCAACGTATGCATGCGCTAAACCTGAAAGGCAAAGACCTTGTCAATGGCACTGGCGCATCAAAAGGCTCCGTAAGTCAATGGATGAACGGTGGAGGAGCGCCGTCCTCGCGTTACATAAGTTCACTGGCAAAAATATTGAAAGTAAACGAAAATTGGCTTCTTAATGGAGGAGAGTTAAATACAGGTGATTCGCTTGATCTATCTTTACCGCCGATAAAAACGGTTCCGCTACTATCACTTCAGCAGGCAGCAAGCTGGAGTGATTATATGAAAAATTCCTCAATAACCTCTTGTGTGCAGCTTGTCGGAGAAATCCCGGTCAATACCTTTGCAGTTGTTCTAGAGAGTGACAGTATGTCAACATCTGGTGGGGGAGTTTCCATCCCAAATGGTTCAACAGTTTTTGTTGATCCCGATCGAACCGTACAACCAGGAAATATTGTCCTTGCCTTACCCAAAGGGACCACAACACCTGTCATTCGTAAACTGGAGATAGAAGGGCCGGATATTCTTTTAGTCCCCACGAATCCTCGCTACCCTTCAATTATGCTGGATGATCTATCTTGCATATTGGGCGTATGCTTTAAAATTCAACAAGATATTTAACCAACCTCATCTATTTGATTAACTGTATGCCATCGTGGTGATGGCTTAACAGCTGCCTGCTTAAAATGTTTTGATAAAAAAACATTGACCTGAAAAGTTCGTTTTTCTAAACTTCATTCATTCCCTCACCCCATCCTACAGAATGCAGGGCAATACTTCGAGTTACCAGGCAGTGGTCAGGGGTTAAGTAGCCAGCCCGAGGCGTAAGAACATGACGGCAGGGTTCAACTTTAATAACTATGCAGCAGGTTTTTGTTCCGCTACCCCGGCGTTAAGGGGAAATGAGGTCAGCATGGATACTATCGATCTTGGCAACAACGAATCTCTGGTGTACGGCGTGTTTCCAAACCAGGACGGCACCTTCACCGCAATGACGTATACAAAAAGCAAAACGTTTAAAACCGAAAATGGTGCCCGTCGCTGGCTGGAAAGAAACTCAGGTGAGTGATATGGATTTTGACACAATCATGGAAAAGGCTTACGAAGAATACTTCGAAGGCCTTGCCGAAGGCGAAGAAGCTCACAGCTTCAACGAATTTAAACAGGCGCTTTCCAGTTCGGCAAAATCTAACGGCTGATAAGCGAAACAGCACCGCGAGGAATCAGTATGCAGAAACGAGAACCCGTCATCATCGCGCCAGACTATACCGATGATGAACTTTATGAGTGGATGCGCCAGAAAATTAATGCAGCGCAGGATCTGAAATGGGCTAATGAAGCCAGAGCTAAGCAGGCTGAAAATCTGTCCGCTCTGGAGCAGGATATCACCAGGCTGGAAAAAGCAGCGGCATTAAGCATTGCCAGAATGATTACATACCCGCGTTAATAGATAACCAACGAAGCTAAGGTTGGTAATTAAGGAGTTCTCCACGGGTGAGGTGGAGTGCGTGCGCCGGACACGGGTGAGCATCCGGCACTGACAGTTTACTGAAAGGATATTTCCCTGAAAAGTCAGACCATAACGCGAAAGCGCACGGCGAGGTAGCTGGTTCATAGATAGCCTGTCGTTAAATTTTCGTCGACCGTGCGCTTCCGGTTGTGGCAATCCGCGAAATGGCGCGGCGGTAAGTATGGCGGGGTTATTCCTTCCCCCGTTGAGGACACCGGGTTGTCAGGTTGACCATACGCTTAAGTGACAACCCCACTGCAACGCCCTCTGTTATCAATTTTCTGGTGACGTTTGGCGGTATCAGTTTTACTCCGTGACTGCTCTGCCGCCCTTTTTAAAGTGAATTTTGTGATGCGGTGAATGCGGCTAAGCGCACGCGGAACAGTTAAAACCAAAAACAGTGTTATGGGTGGATTCTCTGTATCCGGCGTTAATTGTTAACTGGTTAACGTCACCTGGAGGCACCAGGCACCGCATCACAAAACTCATTGTTGAGGGCGCGATAATGAAAACGTTATTACCAAACGTTAATACGTCTGAAGGTTGTTTTGAAATTGGTGTCACTATCAGTAATCCTGTATTTACTGAAGATGCCATTAACAAAAGAAAACACGAACGGGAGTTATTAAATAAAGTATGCATTGTTTCAATGCTGGCCCGTTTACGTCTGATGCCAAAAGGATGTGCACAATGAATCCAGTATTTGCACTTATTCTGACGGTTTTTCTTGTTTCCGGAGAGTCAGTTGATATTGCAGTCAGTGTTCACAGAACAATGCAGGAATGTATGGCAGCAGCAACCGAACAGAAAATTCCAGGCAACTGTTATCCGGTCGATAAAGTTATTCACCAGGATAATAACGAAATCCCGGCAGGATTTTAAAACAGCACCGTAATAAATATCCAGTTTCATTCTTATATGTCAGCAATGGCAGAGATTTGTTCACCCTTAAATCTGTGATGAGGTTTACCAATAATGAGCACTGATAAAGAAGAATTTGCACTATATTGCGAAGCAAAAAATGACAAAGTAAGAAAACGCCTAGGAATTAAAGGTGGTTTTTACTGGACTACAGCAAAAAAATTATCTGTTGCAATCTCCCGCTGCATTACCGCAATGGATGACAACGATTATGATGAAGACGACTTTAAAAAACCCGTCCGCGTCAATTTGCCCGTTGTTGACGACCTTCCGCCAGAAGGCGTGTTTGATACTGAATTCTGCAACCGCTATGAAAAAGGCGGGAAAGATGGCATCACAATGACATTTATCGGCCCTTCCCCCTCTGTTCAGGACAAACCAGCCAGCACTGACAATACCAACATCAACGGCGAAGCCATGACTGAGATTGAGGAGAGCATGCTTCTGCCTGTCTCCGGTCAGGAACTGCCCATTCGTTGGCTTGCTCAACACGGCAGCGAAAAACCAGTAACGCACGTTTCACGCGACGAACTCCAGGCATTACACATTGCACGGGCTGAAGAACTACCGGCTGTTACTGCCCTGGCTATTTCGCATAAAACCAGTCTGCTCGACTCGCTGGAGATTCGCGACCTCCACAAACTGGTTCGTGACACTGACAAAGTTTTCCCTAATCCTGGTAATTCAGACCTGGGACTAATAACTGCTTTTTTCGAAGCATACCTAGACGCTGACTACACTGATCGGGGTTTGCTGACAAAAGAGTGGATGAAAGGAAATCGTGTTTCACGCATCACCCGCACGGCTTCCGGTGCTAATGCTGGCGGTGGGAACAAAACCGATCGCAATCCGAATTTAGTACACACCCTCGACACACTGGATGTGGAGATTGCAGCAGCCACACTTCCGATGGATTTTAATATTTATGAAATTCCGGGCAGCGTTTATCGTCGCGCAAAAGAAGTAGTCCTGAACAAAGAAAGTCCGTTCAAAGAATGGTCCGCAGCACTTCGTGCAACCCCGGGTATTCTGGACTATTCCCGCGCCGCTATTTTTGCACTTATCCGAAGCGCACACCCTGAATTTTATCACTACCCGGGACGCCTTCAGGGGTATATCAACGCCTATTTGACGGAAACTGATCACGAGAACCCCAGCAAGGAAACTCTCACAGCTGCCCGGCATACGCCGGAAAAAGATATCCTGGAAGAAATTAACCGCGAGGTGGTTACTGAGCGTGAAACAGAAGAAGAAAAACCACAACCATCTGACGCAATGGCAGGTGAACAGGCAACAACTGAAACAATGGAACCGGATACAACTGAACATGGCCAGAACGCGCAGTCGCTGGATGCTCAGTCGCAGGTGAGTTCCGCTAACCAAGTAAAAGTCACCGCTGACGAAGTAAACAAAATTATGCAGGCAGCCAATATCAGCCAGCCTGACGCCGATAAGTTACTTGCTGTATCGCGTGGTGAATTTGTTGAGGGGATTAGCGACCCTAATGATCCGAAATGGGTCAAAGGGATCCAGACTCGCGATTCTGTGAACCAGAACCAGCATGAATCGGAACGGAACGACCAAAAAGCGGAACAAAACAGCCCAAATGCGTTACAAAACGAGCCAGAAACGAAACAATCCGAACCAGTGGCGCAACAGGAAGTGGAAAAAGTCTGCACCGCCTGCGGTCAGACCGGCGGCGGCAACTGCCCTGATTGTGGCGCGGTGATGGGCGACGCAACATACCAGGAAACATTCGATGAAGAGTATCAGGTTGAAGTTCAGGAAGATGATCCGGAGGAAATGGAAGGCGCTGAACATCCACACAAGGAGAACACTGACGGCAATCAGCATCACGATAGCGATAATGAAACTGGCGAGACGGCAGATCACTCAATTAAGGTGAACGGTCATCAAGAAATCACATCCACCAGCAGGACGTGTGACCATCTAATGATCGACCTTGAAACCATGGGAAAAAATCCTGATGCCCCGATCATCTCAATAGGTGCAATATTTTTCGATCCGCAAACCGGAGATATGGGACCGGAATTTAGTAAGACTATCGATCTGGAAACTGCTGGCGGAGTCATTGATCGGGACACCATTAAATGGTGGCTTAAGCAATCACGCGAAGCGCAATCTGCCATTATGACCGATGAAATCCCGTTAGATGATGCACTGTTACAATTGCGGGAATTTATCGACGAAAACTCCGGTGAATTTTTTGTTCAGGTCTGGGGAAATGGAGCCAACTTCGACAACACGATTTTGCGCCGTTCATACGAACGGCAGGGGATCCCCTGCCCGTGGCGTTACTACAACGATCGCGATGTACGCACAATCGTTGAGCTGGGGAAAGCCATAGACTTCGATGCCAGAACGGCTATTCCATTCGAAGGTGAGCGCCATAATGCACTTGATGACGCCCGTTACCAGGCAAAATACGTTTCAGTTATCTGGCAAAAACTGATCCCGAGTCAGGCTGATTTTTAATGTTCAACCGTCGCCAGTTGTCGTTGATATTCTGCAACTGGCGCGTTCCGGAGTGATAGCCATGAGCGAACAGTACCTGATAACGCTCGACGAGTGGAAACCAAAACGGTTCAGTCTCCCAATAACAAACACTACCCTGGTGAAATACGGAAAACTAGGATACATCGTTCCAAGGCCACAAAAAATTCGTGGGCGTTGGCTGATAGATCGCCGAGCAGTATTTGTTGGGCCTGGTGAAACGGGAATTGCGCCGGAAATTCATACTGGCGATGATGATGCACTGAAGGAGATTTTAACTCATGTCACCGAGGCCACGAAAAAACAGCACTGACGTAGCCGGTCTTTACGAAAAGTTTGATCGCAGAACTGGCAGAGTTTACTACCAGTATAAAAATCCTGTGACTGGAAAATTTCACGGACTCGGAACAGACAAAGGTAAGGCAGAAAAAATCGCTTCCACAGCCAATCAGCGAATAGCTGCAGCAGAAGCTGAATATTTCATGCGCAAAATTGATGAAAGTCCGTCAGCAACAAAACGTCGGGGTATCAGATTAAAGGCATGGGTTGATCGATATCTGAAAATACAGGACACGCGACTGAAAAATGGAGATATTGCAGCTACAACTCACAAAGAAAAAACTCGAATGGCTGCATACCTGGTTTCCCGTCTGGGAAACCACCCATTGAAAGAACTGGAAGTAAGAGACTTTGCATTAATACTGGATGAGTGGCTGGATAAAGACATGGTCAGCACAGCGAGAGTAAATCGTGGATTATGGGTTGATATTTATAAAGAAGCACAGCATGCAGGGGAAGTTCCTCCTGGATGGAATCCTCCGGAGGCTACCCGTAAACCGATCCCTAAAGTAACCAGAGCCAGGCTCACCATGGAAGACTGGCAAAAAATTTACAATGCAACGCCTGAAAAACACTTTATCCGTAACGCAATGCTTCTTGCGATTGTTACTGGTCAGCGCCGTGATGACATTTGCCACATGCGTTTTTCAGATGTGTGGAACGAACACTTGCATATCACCCAGGGAAAAACCGGAATGCGTCTGGCGTTACCGCTTACACTACGCTGTGATGCCATTGGGATAACGTTAAAAGAAGTTATTGATGGGTGCCGAGACAGAATATTAAGTCCATATCTAATCCATAGTCGGCACCAGAAACAACCGAAGCCGATGAGTAAAGACAACCTGAGCGACTACTTTGCCAAAGCACGGGATCTGGCTGGGATAATTCCACCAGCAGGAAAAACTTCGCCAACATTTCATGAACAACGCTCTCTATCAGAACGGCTGTACCGTGCACAGGGTATCGATACAAAAACATTACTAGGACATAAAGTCCAGGCAACCACCGATCGCTATAACGATACTCGAGGTCAGGAATGGGTTAAGTTGGTTATTTGA